CGCGGCTCTTTAATAATTTGCCCATCATCAGCAAATATCATCCCACAAAAGGAGGCGGCGCAAGGATCAGTAACTGATTCAATTTTGATTGTGAAGCCCAATCGGGCATACAGTTCGGGAGTCAATATGGCTGTTGTAGCAAACAACCCATCATCACCCTCGACGTAGCCATTGAGGTCACAACCTTGCATACTGGCGATGTATTTGGCAAGCATGAGGTTTGTCCAACCGTTGCCCAGTGAGGTGCACATGTCCCCAGACATGCGCCTAGCCCGCACACTGGCTTTGATGCCGCTCCGTGTACGCATCCGATTCATACCTGAAATCACACTGCAGATGAACTCAGCGTCTTCACTATACCCTAAACAATAGCGGTACAGTTCCAACTCACATGCGTTCATAATATCTACAGTAAAGTGAGACTCAAATGCAGTGAAGTCGGTAGCCCAATAGTTTAAACCTGTTCGCCGCAGTGCTGCCACTTTGGCTGGACGCTCGGGAACAGGTACATGCTTAATAAATTCTGGAAGTTTATAAACAACGTCCTCGATCGCTTTGAAGAACGGTCCAGAATAAGCCTTAAACACGTCTCTACGCGAGTTAATCATCCGGGCATGTTTGAATTCAGGATACGATTCTGTTTTCACGAATGTGTCTATTGCAGAGCAGGCTCGTTTACTAGGTCGCGTTGTGAATTTGGACCTTGCCTCTCGCAACTGCTGCTTACGCTCTTCATTATAGCTTGTGGCGGCTAGCCAATCTTCAAAAGTATATGGTACAACAGGCCGAAGGTGTATTTTACAATACTGTTTTACAAAATCAGCCAAACCACGCAAGCAGTCGGGTTCGGGCTGCGGCACATCACGCATCAACCGCTTCCGAAAAGCCCCTTCAACGGTTTCAGGGTCATTGGAATCCATGCAGATGGGCGCAAACCCAGATACACTGCCGAATGGTAGTTGGCGATACATTTTCCGCCTAGCCCTGCGTTTCCCCGATACGTTCAATTGCGCTTGGCCTGTCGCCAGGATGGAATTAGTGGGCATTTCCAATTTTGTTTCACGCACTCGTGCACCATGGGCATAAATTTTAGGCTGGTACTGCGAGGTGCGTTGCGCACTCAGCCTATTGTAAAATCCGGCTTAGTGCCCACAATCGCCCTAACCACAGCACTCGTTCCCAATAAATAATTAGTGACGATGCCGGATGGTATCAAATAAGCGCCGACATGTGTTCGCAATAAAGATGTGACCCTGGCCTCAATAATGTCCGGGCTGTGCTGCCCAGGTGGCAATTCAAGCAGCGTTTCCGCTGC